CTATAATGCTAAAGAGGGTTGTTGATATTTGTTCGGATGCGGCTCAACAACATTAACATGTGCGGGTTTAACAACAATTTTTGTCACTGATTCGTGACTGACAAATGTGCAACCACAATTAATATTTTGGCACTGGTTATAACGTTCTTTGGTTTCGGATGAAACTTGGTAGGAACTACGAGTGTGTGCAGCATGACCGCATTCGGGACAATTCATCATGATAGATTACCTTTTGTCATGATGTTGATGTTATGTGAATTATATCATGTGTTTTTATACAGTCTAAAAAATTATTCGTCAGCTATATCTAAATCCGAGATTTTCACCTCTAACTCTAATGCGGTTGTAAAACCACTGTCATTCAGTGAATGAACGACTCGCGTTAATGTCCAGTCCGCGTTATCAATTTCGGGTTTAAATCCGCTGACGGTGACAGGCATTTCAGGGTAGAGATCTGCACGACCAACCGCGAGTTGAATCGAAAATGACGCAACACCACGTTGGATTTTTTCCCAATTGGCTTTTGCGGCTCGGGCGGCATTTTCTTTCGTGGCGTAGGTATGAGAAAGCGTGAGAACATTTCCTTGTTCGCCGGCTAAATATTCCCCTTGTTTTTCTTTCGGTTCGGCGGGTTTTGTAGGTTGTTTGCTTTTTCGCTTACGCTTTACCGTCACTGCTTTTTTCTTTTTCGGCTCACGTGTGTCAAGCCAGTTAGCAATAACACCGGTGTATGCACCACGGTCAGCCAGTGAAAAGCGGTGACCGTCACCGACTGAGCGAGTAATGTGCATAGTTTGAATCGGTTGGCCAGTTGCGGTGAGCCCTTGACCTTGTTTCATAAACAGTAAGTTTCCGCTTTTGACCGCAACAATTGCCCCCTCGGATTTCGCCACTCGTGTGAGAAATGAGCCGTCCGATTCGTTGGTTTGGTCGATATGAGCGAGTTTAATTTTATCTAATTTTTCATCAATAACCGCCTTTAACTTATTGCGTTCCGCCAAGGTGCGGACAATATCGCCCAACGATTTTTGATGGTAAGACTGCTCACGCTTGACGTTTAAAGTGTCGCGGAAGTCCGCACTACGACCACGGATCGTGAGCTTATCTGGCACGCCGCTATGTTCAACCTCATCAACCGTAAACGTACCCTTGTAGATCAGCGGTTCGTTTTTCCAACCAAGATGCAATGATAAGGTTTCTCCACGTTTAGGTAAGGCGAGCTTTCCGTCGCTGTCATCTAATTCAATATCTAATTGGTCAGCTTCAAAGCCGCGATTGTCCGTCATGGTTAATGACATTAAACGCCCCTGAATTAGACTATTAATATTTTCACCACCGGCCGCAAGCGCAAATGCAGGGGTTAGTTCATCTTTGGTTAAAAAACTCATAGCGGTAAGGCTCCGCGAATATCATTGAGCTGCTGACCTAGATCGCCAAACATTTGAGACAGCGATTCATCCGTGCGTTTTAATTTCAGCGTAAAATCAATTTTTCTGGCCGAGCCATCAGCAAAAAAAATACTTTTCGATTGGGTGATTTCTTCAATTACAAACATACCGTAAATGGTGCCTGAGCCATCAATCAGCGACCATGCTTTTCCCGTTTCTGCCATTTGCTCTAATACCAGTAATGACAGTCTGCCGCCAGTCAGTGACGGGAATAATGAGCCACTTAATGTGATATCGTCATTATCAAGGCCGATAAATTGAACTGCGGGGCGCTTGCCGACACGATTATTCACCCCATAACGGTATTTTTGGTTAATTTGCATCATCTGGTAAGGCGTTGTATTTAATTGAAAGACAAACAAGCCTAGTGCTGCCATTGCCATAATTAATCGTCCTCGCTGTCTTGATACCGACTCAGTCGTCTTGCCTGTTCACGCCGTTGGTTTTGCTCTAATTGTCTAGCGACTTCTCTAGCAATATCGTTTGCTGACTGGCTCGGTAATGGATAAACATTAATAGTGACCGGCGCAGTATTTGCCGCGTGATTGCTTTGATTTATAGTTGTTGGCGCGGATTGATAGCTATTTGCGGGTAAAGCATAAGGATGGATGGGTTTTGCTGTCGCGGTCATAGAGCCGATGGTTAATGCCGCCGCAGCCAGTGTAGCAGTTTTTCTCCGGCTAGTGATATGAGCTGGCCCATTAACAAGCTCGGGTCCATATTCCCCCGCAATGCCGAATTGTCCACGTGGGATAAATCCGCCATTGTCGAACATGCCCGCATTTTTCATACCGGCTTGAATAACGGTCACTTGTGACATGGCGCGGACAGTTTTGGTTTCATCCGAGAGCATCCAGTCAGGCAAAATATTCGTCGCCATTTGCTTGAGTTCGGCAAATTGGGCTTTCAGTGATTCCCACTTTTCCAGAATGCCATTTTTCAGGCTATCAATGATCTCACCGCCAATTTGTTTAAAGCGTTCCGGTAAGCCTTTAACATCAGCGACAATCTGATCCCACTTTTCAGAAATGGTTTTCTTGAGGAGTGAGCACATACGGACGGTAATAGACACAATGCTATCCCAATGCTTATAAATCCATCCAGCTGGCGTCCAATTTAAAATGAGTGATTTTATCGCTTCAAATGCATCTTTAAAAATGGTCGTGACTAAATTCCACAACCCTTTCGCGTAAGGGGCAATATCATCCCAATATTTATAAATCAGGTAAGCCGCGCCAGCGATCCCTGCGATAAATAAGATAATCGGGTTAGCTAATAGCGCACGACCTAGCATCATAAATGCCGTTCCAATTAACTTAATAGGCTTAATCAGTAATGATAGAAAACCGCTGCCTTTGATACCTAATACGGACAGACTTAATTTCGCCATGGCGAGTGGTCCAATTAACGCAGCAATCATCAATGTGATACCGCCACCAACGGCCAGCACCGCACCTAACCCCAATGTGATCATGGTGATTTGTTTGACCAGTTCAGGGTTTTTCTTTGCCCATTGGCCAAACTTCGAAATGAGGTCTGTAACTCGTTTGGTGATATCCCGCAAAGGGCTATCCGCACCGCCAAAAATTTGTATTCCTACATCTTCATAAGCTGAGGTTAAGTTTTTTAAGTCACCGTCAAGGTTATCTGTCATGACATTTGCAACTTTTTCAGCTTCGCCTTTTGCGGCCTTAAGCTCAGCTATTAATTGCTGTAAAGATCCCGTGGACGCTTGATCGGTTAAAACCATTAAGGCGCTAAAGGCTTCCTCCCCTGCTAGTTTTTTAAACAATCCAGCGCGCTTAGCATTACCCATTCCTTTTGTTTTCTTGTCCAGTTCGACAAGAATTTCAGTAAATTCTCTAAAGTTTCCTTTTGAGTCGGTTGTTTTTAAATTTATTTCTTTTAAAGCCTTTGATACTTCTGACGTCGGGGCTGCTAGTCTCCCAAAAATAGATTTTAAACTAGTACCAGCCATGCTCGACTGTATACCTGCATCGCCAAGTTTACCCGCTGCTGCTGCTGCGGTTTCTAAGTCAACGCCCAATCCTGCTGCCGGCGGGGCAACGTATTTCATTGTTTCGCCTAGCATAGCTAAGTTAACATTAGCGCGAGTGAACACCCCTACTAACGTGTCACTAACCCGATTCATTTCATTCGAGTTCAGTTTAAAGCCAGTTAAGATGTTAGATCCAATATCCGCCGTAGTGGCTAAGTCAATGTCTCCAGCGAGTGACATTGATAATGTACCTTTCATCGCATTTTTAATTTGCTCTGGCTTAAAACCAGCCATGGCATAGAACGCTTGGCCTTGTGCAACTTCATTAGCGGTGAATGCGGTTGTTGCCCCAAGGTCTCGCGCTTGCTCCCTTAACATCTTGTAGTCGTCGGAATTTTTATCAAGGCGAGTTAAGGCTTGCACTTTCGACATGCCGATTTCAAAATCATAGCCTGGTACTAAGACTTTTTTAGCCGCATAGCCTAACCCCACACCGGATGCAAGCATGCCCGCGCCGCTACCGGCCATTTTATTACGCACTCCCATGGCATTTTGATAGCTATTTTTTGCCGCAGACATTCGCTTTTCTTGGTTGGCCACCCGTTTTAGTTGCTGCTCTTGTTGCTGTAATCGCCGGCTTGTGCTGGCAATGTCGCTATTTAATTTGATTTGGGCTTGGCTTAGTTGGCGTGTTGAAATCCCACTGCCTTTTAGTGCTTCCCGTTGGCGCTGCAATGAGGCGCTTAGTGTGCCGGTTTCAGTTTTGAGTTTTGCGGCCGCCGCTTTCGCGCGGTCAAGCTCCCGTGATTGGGCTCTCGTGGGGTTTTGAACGGTGGATAATTCACGTGCGAGCCGGCTAACTTTGGCGGTAGCCTGTTGATACGCTTGACTAGCACTATCAAGGGATTGCTTGGTTTTCTTAAACCCGTCAATTTGCTTGGCTTGGTTGTTGAGCTCTTTGAGTTGTTGTTTAGATTGGCGGAGGGTTTCCGCCAATTTTTTATTCGACGCTTGAGCGCTCTTAAACGGTTTCGTAAATTTATCGACGGCGCTTAAAATCACCTGTAAACGTAAATCTTTACTCATCTTCTACACCGCTACGTTTAAGGGCGTGATAACGCCATTCTAATAATTCAGTCAGGGAAAATTCATCGGTGACAGCGGGTGACCAGTGAAAAATAGTGGCAATATCTGCCACTAAATCATTGACGGTTAATCGTTCTGGAAATCCATAGTCACCGACTTCGGTAACAAAAAAAGCACAAGCTCTTTGGTTAAATTCAGCATATCCGCGGGGTTCATCATGATTAATTCGGGTTTCGTCAATGCCGGTGCGGTGACGCGGGGTAATACCAACATCGCCGAATCCACATCCATTTCCATCAGTGCGGCTAAACGAACACCACGCAATGCGCCAGAATTGGGTTTACGTACCACAATCTCTGTTACCGTGGTTGTTCCACGCGTGATGGGTTCATCTAGCGTGATGGTGATTTGATTTTTTTCTACTGGTTCAGTCATTTACTTTTCCTATAAACCTAATGCGGCGCGTTGTTCTTCTAAACGGTCAACACCATCAACTTTTTCAATCATATTGAGTAAATCAATCTCAATGAGTGTTTCACCATCCCAAATGAGTTTGTAATACGTGGCATTAAAAGGCGCTTTGACTTGGGTGTTTTCACCGGCCTTGCCATTACCGGAGTCAATCTCACTGAATCGACCACGTAACACGACCTCAACGGCAGTGTATTCTTTGGTATCTTGGCGTTGATAAGCACAATTGAGGCGCAACATGACACCATCAATTTGAGTGATCCCCCATTGCTTATAGAGCTGGGCTTCTAAACCCCCGAAAGTTAATTCGGCTGAGAGCGCATCATCTTCTAACCCCATATCAATTTTGACGCCGCCATTCATGCCGCCGCCGCGATAGGTTTCAAATTTACGGGTGATTTTCGGTAGCGTGATTTCTTCAATACGCCCCATATAACTTTCACCCTCATTGAATAAATTTAAATCTTTAAGTTTGCGTGGTAAGGCCATGATTACCCCTTAATTTTTGAGCCAAAATCCAATAAATATCGGTCGGTAATACGCTGACGTAACAGTAAGTTTTCCAGTGGGGGTACTGCTGTATAGTCATAATCAATGTATAACTTGCCGCTTTTCAGCTCTTCTTTGGTGTTAACGTCTGGATCGAACCAACATTCACCGCCTAACAAATAGCCTTGCGTTGTCATGCTGCGCAGTTTTGCATTGATGCTTTCGATAATGTCACGAGCCAGTGAGGGATTGAGCGTGCCGTCAATGGACCAGTCTAGCCCCTCGGCGATGGTGTCTGATAATACCTGCGCGGTGCGGGTGTAGGACTCAAAGGCAAACAACGGATCATCTGAGCAAGTACGGGAGCCCCAAAACTTGAAGCCGTTATTGCGAATTAGCGTGGTGATATCGTTTTCGTTAAGTAAGCCGGCATCGGTGGCAGGGTCTTGTAAATCCCATGACACATCAGCAGAAATGCCCGTTACACCATTAACGCCAACGTTAGACAAAGTTTTATGCCAGCCGATTTCATTATCAATTTTGGCACGTAAGCCCAAGGCACACGCGGTGGCGTAGATATTTTGCTCTGAATTAGTAACTGTGTCCCAACTTTGAAACTCAGGCCAAATCAACATTAATTCACGTTGATTAAAATTCTTACGGTAATCAATCGCATCCGAAATGGTTTTACTGCCATAGGCGCTAATATAAGCCATGGCTCGCATTTTTTGCGCGATGCCCGCAAGCGTTGATGAAACTGCCTGTGTATCATGAGCCGGTACGGCTAGAATGCGAGGCTTAACACCTAAACGGCCTTGTGCCACGGTTAATGCCTGTAAGCCTGTTTTTCGCCCATCTGGTGTGGTGCCACCAATGATATTCGACGTGGTTTCCGCTTCGCTCTCGCCTTGCTCAACGCGTACAACGACGGTGACTGGTTTTGATTGGTTACCAATGGCATCTAAAGAACGGGCAAGTGTGCCTGTTTCGCCCGCTTTACCCGCTGCATTTTTAACGTCAGTAATTAAAACGGGGGTATTGAGTGGAAAGGCTTTTTCGTCTGCATCATCGGCAGTACACACCATTCCCACGATTGCGGTGTTGATGGTGCGAATAGGGCGCGTGCCTTCGTTGAGTTCAATCACTCGCACGCCGTGGTGATAATCTTGAGCCATTACTAGCGTCCTCTATTTTGCAATAGCTCAATTTTGGGTTGGTGTTAACGAAAATGCACGAAGTGGGGATTGTGTGAGGGATGAAACAAAGCCCCATTGGTTGGGGCTCAGAATAGGTTAATGTTATTCGGGTTTTTCAGGCCAATCAATATCTGGTGCCATTGAAGTATCGACACGATTTAACAGGACACGGTGTTTTTTCCACTCTTGCAGTTTTTCTGCATCACCGTCTAATGCCAGCCCTACATCAATAGCGTCTTGTAAATCAGTGATTGCTTTGTTTGCTTCATCTAACCACTGATTTTTTTCCTGCTCTGCTTGAGCCACTAAGGCCGTTTTTTTGGCTTCAATATCCGTTACCCATTTTTTACCATCCCACTTATCAAACTCAGTTTGCGGTTCTAACAAAGTTAAGTGTGTAGGCAATTCGCCGAGGAAATCAATTTCAACTGGTTGGCGTGTTTCCGTGATGTAAGCCGTCCTCCCTCTATTATCTGTTACTGTTTCCCACTTAATACCGCTTTCACTTCGCACAACTGCAAAACCTGCTTTTGTGGGTAATTCAGGCGCATCAATATAAGCCCCAGCGGATACGCTAACATCAAAAATGACATATTCCATGGATGCATTTAAGTATTCACGCGTTTGCGGATCTGCAATATACGTTTTAATCCAACCCGCTTTCGTCGCCAAACCATTAATACCAATTTCTGCTTGTTCAATATTTAAAGTGTAGTTTTTCATTATGCCGCCCTTACTATGTATAAAAATGCAACGTTGCGTGGCCTGTTTTCGTTTGCAGTAGGAACAACACGAGATATATCAAGCTCACTTCCTTTCATAGTCTGTTTTGTTGTAGAAATATCGATTGAATCAGCTTCCCAACTTGCTTCCGCATCGACAAAAGCTCCTGAACTACTAAACGTGTTTGCCCCTGTTGTTCTAGCCGCACGTGCAAAAATCGCACCTTTTATATTGCGTGTAGCATCCCCTTGTTTAGATAGGATGGTACGGCCTGAATCAATTCCCCTACCAGCATCAAGGCCTCGAATAAACTCCGCACGCATATCATCTAACACCCCTGACGGGTACGCCTTGGCTAATAGCGGGTAAGTTGCTTTATTAAATGATTGCCCATTCAGCGCTAAATAACCCACAGGCACGGCCGCTTGAGTCCACGGAATGGGGGAGCCAACAGGATAATCACTTAATGCATTAGTGTTATTAGCACGAACACACCCATTGTGATCAAGGTTAGTATTTGCAGAGTTGTAAATATCGTATCGTTTAATTTCTCCATTTTCTGATACAAAGTTACAAAGAGCCCCTGACGCTGACCGAGCAAATATCCCAAAAATTCTATCTTTATCATAAGGAAGAACTAAACCCGCCCCCCAACTTGCGAATGCATTATCATTTGCACCGCCGCCCTGTATGAAAATCTGGGAAACTAAAGCATTTCTAAAATCAGCGTCGAGTAATACATCAGGTCGATTTCTACCAAAGCCATTATCCCCAGTATGCATCACCATTCCTTTACCACTGACACTTAATCCATTGGCATTGATGGTGACTGTTCGCCCAACTTTATAGTTAACAATATTGAAATTTTCAGTATTGCTTTCTCCATATCCTATATATGCAGTGCGATTCGAAATGCTTGGTATACCCTTGTTATAAAAAGTAATATAGTTACTATTATCTTCATCACAAACCAATTTCAGAACTGCACTTCCCGTATCTGAAATCGTTAAGCTTCCTTTTAATTGCTGCGCCCCTGTAACACCCATTTTTTCATTTAACTTTGAATTAAACGTTGACGTTGTTACAAAATCGCCTTTTGGCTGTAGTTTTCCTACTTCTATTGATAACAGATGCTGACTGACAACAAGAGACGTACTATTCCCTAATTGGTGAGTTATGCTGGACTTATCAATTTTCTTTAAATCTAATAAATTAACATCGCCTAACATTGCAGCGGTTCCCTGCTTAATCGGCAATCTAAATCTCACTAAATAGGGAGACGTAGGCGTAGCCTCCTCCCTTGAATAAATAGTGACTGTGCCATCCGCTTCCCGGTAAATTCTTAATGCTCGATTGGCTGCATTAATTGATGCATTGCCAAACTCATCTACATCACCCGTTAATGCATGTGGGTTAATATCAACTTTTTTCTGTAATTCTTTATTTACATACTCCCTTGTAGCTAAAACAACGGACGGGTCAATCTTCAATGTCACTGAATCTGTATGGCTTACCGCCAAAACCATACGGATAACTTGTGTTCTACCTGACCCTTCCGCAAGCTGTGGCTTGTGTGTTTCTGGGCAATTTGCTACCGCAATTAAATTACCCGTTTTATCAAACAAACCGATTTCACGTATCCACCAACCGCCATCCTGTTCAGGAATAATTTGCTCTGCAATGATTTGATTGGGGTTTTTCTCATCAATAAACAACGTGTTAATGGCGGCTCTACGTTTTTCAGCAATTAATTTCGTTTGATTGGTGTCCGGTGTTGGTAACTTTCCACCTCCATCGCCCACCGCCATATGGGTTAATTCAAGTTTTGTGCCTAGCGCTGTCGCTTGAGCTAATAGGTTCTCACCTAATTTTGTGAGTAAGGCAAAGTATTTCATTGTGGGTTAATCCTCATTTCATCAATTAAGTGAATAGCAGTACCTTGAATATCAAGGCCATAAACAGAAATCAAAGGAGGCGTATACGCGTAAACAGTCAATGAATCCCCCGTGTAGCTAGATGCTGCACAATAAAGCTCGCCGCGCGTTTCAAGTTGAATCGATAACCCAATGAGGTGCCGGCTTACTGGCTTCGCATCAAAAATAAGCGCCTCAAGCTCTTGATACATTTCCTCTGTGATACCCGTTTCAAGCACGCCAATATCAAGCCGAAACGTGCCCGCGGTTTCATTGGTTTTCCACCACTCAATCACTCGGATTAAATAGCCCAATGGCTCAACAACACGGCGCAATGCGCCAATCGTGCCTTTGTGTTTATGAATAAACATCGCGGCTTTAACAGCATCACGCTTGGCTTTTTCCGTCCAGTCTTTATCCCATCGGTCAACACTGAACGCCCACGCCAAATACGGCAGTAAATGCACAGGGCATAAATCAGGGTTCCATAGAATGCGAATAGGAATAGGCACACGTTCAATCTGTGTCAGTGATTCAGCTGCGGCGAGCTCTAACGAGGATGAACCCACGGGCAATAAACGATTATTCATCTGAGCCCCCTAATGCCACATTGATTTGTGTGCAGAAGCTCGCCTGTGTTTTGTCTAGCTTGATATCTGCAACCGGCTTTTTCAGCTCCACACGTTGCACGCCTTGAACATGCAGCGCGGCATAAATGGCACTGAGGACAATGTCACGGCCTAGTCGGTGTTGCTGTGTCGCATAACGTTTCACTTGTTCCTCTGCCGCCGCCATAATCGGCTCGTATTCAGGCGAGGGATAACAGTAAATCACCGCGTCAATTTCATAGTTAACGATGGTTGCCGATTGCACTGTCACACGATCAGCAACCGGCCTAACATCTTCATCGTTTAACGCCATATCGACTTTTTCAATTAAATCAGCCGGTGCGCTGCCGTTCCCTTCACGTGACAAAACGGTAACCGTGACATAAGCCGGTAATGGGCTAATCACAGAAGCGTCAGATACTCGACCATCGGCAGAGCGTGCATGATATTCATAACTGCCAATTGGGCCTGCTACGCTTAACGCTTCGAAAGCGGCCGGTATACGCATACGCAAATTTGAATCGGACTCATACACCGGCGCAATGGGTGGGATCGCATTTTCATCACCCGCCGATAACATCAGGCGTTTCACGTTGTTATTGGCCGCGAGTTGGTCAAGGTCGGCACCGGTGGCAAAGGCCACCATACTTGCGCGAGCCGCTTCATTAACGCGCTGACGTAAAATCAATTCACGGTAGCAGCTCTCTTGCAATAATTTGGTTAACGGCTCAGATTCCAATTCTAAGGTGCGGGTGATGGCTTCCCGTTGTTCTGCTGGCATCGCAGCAATGAGCGCGGCTTTGCGTTCGGCAAAGAGCACCTCATAATCTAACGTTTCGACCACATCCGGTGCCGGTAATAAACTTAAATCAATACTGGCTGCCATCGTTACCTCACATTGACCGAAAAATTAAGTGACTGATTGGTGTCTTGGTTTGTGGCTTCAATATCCACAATCATCTGCGCAGCCTCGGTGCTATTTAGGCTAATGCGAGTTAATAAAATGCGTGGCTCCCATTTCAACAATGCGGTGTAGCACGCTGACATTAACTGCAATTTCAGCGCGGGATTTTGTGGCTGGTCGATAAGTTCTGATAATAGCGAACCATAATTTCGCCGTGCGATGCGTGAGCCAATAGGCGTGATTAAGATATCGCGCACGGATTGGCGTATATGCTCAATATCGGAAAGGCACTTTCCATTTTCTCGACTCATACCGCAATATCTCATTGGGGTTTTCCTGTGGATTCTCCGCCGCTACGTACACCGCCATGAGTATGATCATGCAACGTAATACCATTGGATTTAATCGCGCCGCCGGTGTGTGTAAAATTACCCGTCATTTCACCGCCCTCGGTGACATTGAGCGTGGCGCAGGTGAGGTTTTGTGAGCAAATCACCGTTGGAGTGGTAAGGTTAATTTGTTTACTTGCATTGACGATAACTACATTTGTTGTGGCATTAATTTGTTCGCTAGCGTCAATCGTGGCTGTTTTAATTCCTGTTGCGATTAATGCACCTGTGGCGGGTTCATATTCAATGATTGCCCCATCTGAATAGGTTCGGTGGTCTGCTGTGAGTGAACTGGTCGGCTCGGCATGTTCATTGGAAAAGATACCGGTTAGCACAAATGCCGTGGTAAGTTCGCCGCCTAAAGCAAGGATAAGAACTTGCTCACCCACGCTAGGTGCATTCATGGTGCGAGTATTACCAGCACGCAAGGTGATCCAATTTAGCCAGTCGGTTTCTAAGCTTCCAATTTGTACACGACAGCCTTTCTTAGCATTCACATCTGTCACGATACCAATGCGGATCAGATTTCTTATTAAGCGACGAATCTCGGCAGACATGGTTTATTTACTCGCTGCCTTGACTGCCGACAAAAGCACACCGCGAGCCAACCCCTGCCAAAAACACCAAAATACAAAGAAAGGCACGACAATCCACTGACTTGTTATGAATAGGATAATCACACCGACCGCTGTCAATAAAATCACCGTTCGATAAATCCACTCATCAAGCGGTATGAGAAACTTTTCGAAGCCCTCAAAGGTATATTCATAATCTTTATTGGATAAAAAAGGCGTGAGAGTAAAAAATAATTTAAAGCCGTGAAGTGAAATGTACGTATTGATGATCACCACAGAAATATAGTTACCTACGCCCGTATCAAAAAAGATAACCAGTGAGTAAATAATGATAAATAGAGTAGGAATTAGCGGAATGTATTTACGCATGACAACCTCAAAAAATGATTTTCTTAAGCGTGCCATTGATAGTGTATTGATTGCAGCTACTGCCTTTTGTGCAGTCGGTGATACACATTATCGAGAGAGAAAATCAATAATCTGACTTTCAATATGCCTGATTTCTTGCGGAGTGAGCCCTAACAACTGGCGAGAGGGATAGGTTATTTTTGCATTACCAATGCGTTCTGTTAAACCGAACTGGTGTACACCGGCAATATTTGCTGCGGAAGGTAAAAAATAAATAGCGGCTTCTTTATCGCTATTGTATGCACGTAAAAAACGGGCGGTGGCCAGTTTTTTAAACATGCGGGTTTGCTTCGTTTTACGCTCTGTACTGATTTTATCTTTCTTGATACTGATATAGCGCTGAATATCTGATTTACGAAATGAGCGCTGCGCTTTTTTATTCGCATCTTGCCCAGTGATTGTTTTGCTATTACATCGCCAGTTCCGTAAGGTACGTTTTTGTCCATGCCACATAAATTGGATTTCACGTTGTACCGTGATGAAATTCGCTTTGCGTTTGGTATATGGGCTGCCATCCGGATTTTTTTGTTGTGAAATGCGCTTAATTTGAGAACGACGTAAATCGCGAGTGATTTCTTTGGCGAGCTGCCGGCGCTGGCCTTGCGACATGCGAGTTAATAAATGCGTTAATTCACTGTCAAGTTGACGCAAAGTATCATCATTCATCGTGTCGTTGGCCATTCATTAAACGGGTTAGCCGGCTCAGGGGTAGCCTCAATCACATATTTACCGTCGTTATCAATCGCTAATACACGCTCGGTGAGATTTAAATCAATACTGATGTGGGCGGTTTTGTTATCTAAAATCACCGCCTCAAATCTAAAATCTTGTTGCCGCTTTGCGGGGTTCGCTGAAATATCGGATTGATTTTTTCTTAGCCAATCATTGATTACTGCAATTAAGACATTTTGGTCACCACTATAGCGCTCAATAATAATATTAGCGGTGTATTCATATTCAAAACTGGGCGTTTCTTCCAAGGTGGAAATAATCCGCCCGTTTTCAACAAACAAGTATAAATTTTCAGGGTTATCTTTGAGGAATGGAATTTTGCTGTCTAAATATTCCCGTAAGTTAGTGAGCTTTTTCACGGTTCCGTTCCTCATCAAATAACTCAATCGCACTCAGTTGAATATTGGCAGTTTCTAAGGCTGCAAGTAAAGGGTCAACCATCAAAGCCAAATCGCAATAAGTTAGAACCCGTCCGGTAGAGGCGGTGGTACTTGCTGGGTTAGTGTTTTCGGAATGGGAACGCATTGCGTTTGCACGGATACGGTAGGCGTTGTCGAGCACCCGATCAGCAAGATACTTAGGCACAGGTAAATCACACGTTGGCTCGTTTTTAAGAATGGTTTTATATTCAATTTTTCTTTCCTCGGCGGCGGCGCGTTGAATAATACCGCGACGATAGGCATCACCCGCTATTTGATTTGCACGGTGAAAACTTAAAGATTGGTCAGTGATCAGTGCGGATTTTTTATCAACATCTAACGAAAGTTGTTGGTTTTCTGCCGTGAGAATGCCGACTCGTTCATTGAGCCGGTCTATTTTTTTAATACCTTGCCAGCCGGCGAATATGACACCGGCGACAAGGAATAATGCGAAAGGTATTACCCATTTTTTCATATTAAACATAAGCTTTTCGTCTCGCATTATTGGGTTCAAGCATCACAACATCGCCCACGCTTTTTCAAACAGTTCATCACTGTATGGCTGCTGACCATTTTCAACATGGACAATCGCTTTAGCGATTTTGAATGCCGTTTCTTTGTCATAGACATCAAGGCAATCACGACGGCCAAATCCCGTTTCTTTACAGACACGATTAATATAACCCTCTGTATTATTACGGTCTTTTGCCGGCGCCCAACGTTCAATAATTTCTTCCACCGTATCAATTTTGCCGCAACCAACCCCTTGTTTTCCTGCATAGGTTGAATAGGTTCGCAAAAGCTTGAATAATGCGCGAATACCGTATTCAGGTTTCTCAAAACGGCTATGACGGGGCTCAATGCTAGGGTCAAAGGCCAGCTCCCCTCGCCATGGGTTTCTCGGGTTATAATCAATATTGCCCGGATTATTGTTGCGTATGCCGCGTGGTACGTTAGACATGTTTTCCTCCAGTAAAGCGTGACCATAAATAGGAAAGTCCGATACTTCCCATCGCACCAAATACACCGGTGGTGAATAGGGTGATATAAATACTTTGATTGCCCTCAATACAGAGCAATCCGCCTAACAACCCGACAAAGCCGGAAACAACCATTTGCATAAAAGCCGCAAACCAGCTCCACGGGGCATTATTCGTTTTAACGTCAATGATGTATCTCACAACACCTCCCCACATTGAAATGAAGAGCATTAATAACCACTGTGCGATACCGAAACTGTTCGGATCTTTATCAAACATGTATCAATCCCATAGCTGTATAAGTGGCTGTACCGGCTCTTCGGTAATTTCAGGTAACTCAATCAATAGCCCCGCAGGTAGCACCGCGCCTTGTTCGGCAAGATTGGGATTCGCTAACAAAACAGCCTCGGTCATGCCTGTCGTTCTGCCGTAAAATCGCCAACATATCCCGTCTACGGTGTCACCTTTTATCGTTCTGGTTTTCATATCAATTCAACAATATTGTGTGTCGTACCCTTGATGCGCTGAATTGCCCAGATAGCATCACGCTGTAAATCATCAATATTCGTCTCTAAGGCATCGGCTTTTTTGCTGCCGTTTGGGGTTGTATCAATATCGCGGTAACGTTCGATTAAGTTTGCTTTTGCCGCGCTGAATACGGCACGGCGATAAAGGATCACTAATTCCGATACGTCAATTTCCCCATGCGTAATTTTGCTGGCCGGAACCGCGCCTAATGTTGTATAGCCCAAGTGGATTTCTTGCTGTTGAAAGCGGGATAATTCACGGTTGGTTTCGATGATGGCGTTTTTTAAGGCTTCAATTAATCGACTTTGGGTGACCGTACCGTCAACTCGCATTGATTCCCGAAATGCATGGGTATTAATCGCAGGCCAAAAATCACCACTGGTGATCGTTTCGTCTTTTTCGTTAGCGGGTTCGGGTGAAACAAAATCCATAACTCACCTCAATAGGTAGGCGGTGGGCGAGATGTCGAAAACCAGTTTCTAGTCTCGCGCCGCCTTGCGCGTTGGCACGTTCTTTATTCATCAGCCCTGTTTTTTGCTGACAAAAACTTTTCAATATTCTTAATATCCTGCTTAACCCCACTGCGCTCATTGAGCTCAAGGGCACGCATTAATTCACATAAAGCCGGTTGCGGAAAATCATTATCGCGCAAGCTGTAGCCGAGCCATTTATGTAGCTCGGCGCGGACTTTATCGGGCATATCTTCATGCTCAATTAATGCCATGGTGCGCTGCAAGATATCCAATGGAATGGGATTTTTTGCGGTATAGGCTTCTTTGGCTCTATCCCCCATTTCTTCGGCAATAGCACAACCGGTTGTGCGGGATTGGCCTGATGGCATGGCGAGCTTGTGTTTTAATGCATACTCCGCAATGTCTAGCCCTTGCGCGTACAAACCCGCGTCAAAACTCCACAACATGAGGTACATCAAAACATCATCTTGAACACCTGAATTGCCTTTTAATGTTTCAGTGATCCACGTTTCGTATAGCGGTAAGGCTTTACGTTTGTACGCGGCTTTGCGTTCAAATGATTGGGTTTTACCTAAATCCCGCATGTGTTGGCGCAACATCAATTTGACTTGTGTTGCTGCCGAGGGGTCAGCAAGAACGCCATAGGCGCTGACGTTCTTGGCTTCAACCTGCATGCGTTTTCGTTCCCACGGATTCACAGCTTATTCTCCGGTTAGCGCGTCTTTTACTTCGTCCGGCTCAGTAGGCTCCGCCGGTTTTCCAGACGTTAGCTCAATGTTTTCAATCAACGCCACACAGTCGTAATCTTCAACAATGTAATCTTCATTCACTGATTCGTAGTTTTCGATACGGTCACGTTTGGCATTGTCCACCACTTGACGGCGGCGTGATTCGATTTGCCAGTAGATAGATAAATTATCTAATCGTGTGATAAGCATTCCATTTTTCGGGAAATAAGGAACACGTACCGCCGGCAATCCACCGAGGCGTTTTTGGCTGATAATCACATCCGCAGCTAACGCCTCGGTATTGGCTTGATCACGATTGACGATAGGGAAATATTTATCGGCTAAAAGTGAGCGGCCACAGATAACGACTAAATCGGTATCGTCGGCGTACACTTCTGAAATTGCGTGGTCAACGGCTTGCATAACCAGTGCATCAAGGTTTTCATACTCCTCACCTTTACCCACTTTGATAGGCTCGGGGGTGATTTTGTTGGTGTCTTTATCCGTGGATGAGCCCAAAACATGATCAGGGGTTTCAAGGCGAATTTTATGTAACCAACCGATATTCACGTCTTGCAGGAGTTTATTGACTTCGCGGTTTGAGGTTGCAGCACGATGTGTCCCGTTAAAACCAATCATGATACGGTCAAGGGCTTGACGCTGAATAATGGCATCGCGGATACGGCGCTGGAAATCTTCAAACATCGCCCACATGTCCAGTTTTTCATAACGAATAGCGGTATCGAAGTTTGTTTGACGGCAGTGATAACCTTGTTTGGCCAATTGAGTTGGGTCAGTCGGTTCGCGGTCTTGTTTGGTGGTGTCCGTAGTGCCGGCAACCGTTGAGCCAATGCCGAGGCCGATTTTTTCGCCCACTTGGTCTTTGACAGGCACAATATTAATTTTGGTCAGAAAGACGGCGCTTAACTGAATTTTGCTTTCCAGTTTTTGGGCTGCCGAAGGCTCAATTTCCACTTTTGAATCTGTGAATTCGTGTGGCTGAACACCGTAAATCTCACCAAGGCGGGTCATGTAACCGTTAAATTTAACTTTTGTTTCTTTTCTCATTATTATTCCCGTTTAGCAATTAGCAATCAGTCAGGTTTTCGGTGTTGGTTGTATTTCCACCAAAAGATGTGGGGCGGTGTTGCCCATTATCTTGTTGGCTTAAATCTTTTTTGAGTTGGTCCAACTCGCTGCGTAGGGTTTCATTTTCTTGCTTGATACCCGATAGCGCTTTAACTTGTGTTTCAAGCTGAGTCAGCTTTTGTGCAGTTTCGGTTTGCTCTTCCGCGCAAAGCTCTACCGCTTGGTGAATGTCATTGAGTTCAACATCATTGCGCTGACGTTCGCGACTGAATTTCGCCATGATGCGATCTTTCAAGCTGGGTTTTTCTGGTTTGTTTTCTTCTTCGGTAAATTCAATTACCGTTTCTTCCGCCGCCGTAAAGACGTTATCTTTATCTTGCTTGCGTTCTGAGAAAGTCGCGGTTTTATCTGCACCCGCGCTAAATTCCAACATGCTCGTGCCAAGGCTGGCAGGGTTATCCGTGACAGCTAAGCCCACCAAATAGGCCGAATTCATATCGGAAAAATTAGGGTTAATTTCAACGGAGGTATAAACCTTTTGACGCTTACGATTCATCTCAATTAATGAATCTGTTGGTGATAAAATCCCGTATAGAGCAAGCTTACCTTTCAGAGCACCTTCACTGATTTCTTCTGTATAAACAGATTCCACATCCCCAAAGCGCGGCATCCACTCATAATTTAGATGCTCCATGTTGATCCGAGCACCATAAACGGATGGGTCGTAATTTTTGGCAATATCAGTGAGCCATTGGCGCTGCACTTTACGTCCATCGGTTGTGGCTCCCTCAACACAAAGGCGCACAGGTTTAGATTTTTTTGTCATTGCTCAGGCTCCGGCAATTAAATTTCATACGTAGATAAATTTCATGCGTAAATAAAAAAAATAATGAGCCTATGTTTTCAGGGATGAGGGCTAAGAAACAATGCTTTGCCATTGTATGGAGAATGACACAATGGCAGCTCGGGGCGATTGGTCGTGTGAGCCAGTAATCTGGCGACATGAAAACATTACACGATTTTGACCCAAGAAAACGCGCCATGCACATGTACTTTAGTGGGTATCGTATCGCGCGTATTGCCGAGGCTCTCAAGGAAAAGGCCGCGACAATTCACAGTTGGAAACGCCGCGATAAGTGGGATGAAATCACCCCCATTGATCGCGTGGAAATGACGCTGGAGATGCGACTTTGTACGCTATTGAGTAAAGAAAATAAAGAGGGGAAAGACTTTAAAGAAATCGACTTACTTTATCGACAAGTAGAGCGGCATGCCAAAATTCACAAGTACCAAAACGGTGGCAATGAGGTTGATTTGAACCCGAAACTGGCCAATCGCAATAAAGGTGAACGCCGCGCCCCTGAGAAGAATTTATTTAGCGAAGAGCAGATTGAAAAGCTGGAAGAAATCTTTCGTGAAAATATGTTTGAGTACCAGAAAGCATGGTACGGCGCCGGCCATAAGCACCGAATTCGCAACATTTTAAAATCACGCCAAATCGGGGCAACTTACTTTTTCGCGCGTGAAGCCTTTATGGATGCACTCACCACAGGCCGAAATCAAATATTTTTATCAGCGAGTAAAGCCCAAGCGCACGTATTCAAAGGGTACATCATTGATATGGCGCGAGAAGTGGATGTTGACTTAAAAGGTGATCCGATAGTTTTGCCTAATGGGGCAACACTGTATTTTCTTGGCACCAATGCCCGTACCGCGCAGAGTTACCACGGTAATTTGTATCTTGATGAGTATTTCTGGATACCCAAATTCCAAGAGTTACGCAAAGTCGCCTCCGGTATGGCCATGCACAAAAAATGGCGTCAAACCTACTTTTCGACCCCATCCGCATTAACACACAGCGCGTATCCGTTCTGGTCTGGAAAGCTCTTTAATCGTGGTCGTCGTAAGGCCGATCACGTTGAGGTCGATATCAGCCATCAAGCGTTAGTGAATGGCATGATGTGTAGTGATGGTCAGTGGCGGCAAATTGTCACGATTGAAGATGCCATGCGCGGTGGCTGTAATTTATTCGATATTGATCAACTCTATTTAGAATATAGCCCTGATGAATTCGAAAACTTGCTGATGTGTGAGTTTGTCGATGATATTGCGTCCATCTTTAATTTGCAGTTAATGCAAAAATGCATGGTGGACAGTTGGGAAATATGGGATGACGTTCAGCCGTTAATGATACGCCCCTATGCTTATCACCCTGTTTGGATTGGTTATGACCCCGCGAAAGGTACTCAAAACGGAGATAGTGCGGGTTGCGTGGTGATTGCGCCACCGCTACACAAAGGCGGTAAGTTTCGCATACTTGAGCATCATCAATGGCGTGGCATGGATTTTCGCGCGCAATCGGACGCGATAAAAGAACTCACCGAGCGTTACAACGTGCAATACATCGGGATTGATTCCACAGGTATTGGCCATGGTGTCCTGCAAAATGTGCGGGAATTTTTCCCTGCTGCAAAAGAATTTGTCTATAACCCTGCCTTAAAAAATGCATTGGTGCTTAAAGCTTATGACGTGATTAGCCATGATCGGTTGGAATATGACGCGGGTAGTAATGATATCACCCAATCTTTTATGGCCATTCGCCGTGCCACTACCGCCAGTGGTAACCGCCCAACTTATGAAGCTGACCGCAGCGAAGAAGCCAGCCACGCAGATTTAGCATGGGCAACCATGCACGCCCTTTATAACGAACCGATCACCGGTGAAAATCACAATCAACATAATATCGTCGAGGTCTTTTAATGAGCCGTAAAAATAAAAAACGCCAATCACAAACACTGGCGCAAAAAACCGACAGCGCATCAATTGAAGCATTCACTTTCGGTGATCCAATCCCCGTGCTTGATAAGCGTGAAATTTTTGATTATTTGGAATGTGTGCAAATTGATAATTACTATGAGCCGCCAATTAGTTTTAACGGCCTTGCTCGCACGTTCCGCGCAGCCCCACACCATAGCAGTGCAATTTATGTAAAACGTAATATTCTCACCAGCACATTTATACCCAATAAATATTTAAGTCGTCAGACGTTTGATAGCTGGGCATTAGATTTTTTACTGTTTGGTAATGGGTATCTTGAAGAACGAAATAACCGGTTAGGACAATCACTGAATTTTAAACATTCGCCGGCAAAGTTTACCCGCCGTGGTGTTGACTTAGAAACTTATTGGTTTGTGCAATATGGGTATGATATCAAACCGTATGAATTTCAAACGGGAAAAGTGTTTCACTTGATTGAGCCGGATATTAACCAAGAGTTATACGGATTGCCTGAATATCTCGCGGCAATCCCCTCCGTACTGCTCAATGAATCGGCAACACTATTTCGCCGCAAGTATTATCTCAATGGTTCGCATGCCGGTTATATTCTGTATATCAGTGATGCAGCACAGAAAACCGATGATGTTGATAAAATTCGTGAAGCACTCAAAAGCAGTAAAGGACCCGGGAACTTTCGCAATTTATTTTTGTACGCACCAGGGGGAAAGAAAGACGGCATCCAAACTATTCCGCTTTCCGAAGCTGCCGCAAAAGATGAATTTCTCAATATCAAGAATGTGAGCCGCGACGATATGTTAGCGGCACACCGTGTGCCACCACAAATCATGGGTATTATTCCTGAGAACGTGGGCGGCTTTGGTGATGTTGAGAAAGCGGCAAAAGTATTTGTGCGCAATGAGTTGATGCCGTTACAAAGTAAGATGATGCAATTGAATGATTGGTTTGGCGGGGAGATTATACAGTTTGATAAGTACTCACTGGACTTAGACGACGAATAATATCACGCGTAAATTCAATGATACCGCCCACTGAGGCGGTATATTTTTGCACGTAGGTAGGTGATCTCGTTGCCCTAAATAATAATAGGACCCCACTGTATTATACCAAACCTAACTCACCAAGACGAATCCGCAATAAATTACCCCCATCAAATAGCGATTTAAACGCACTATACGCCACCACAAAGCGTGCAAGATTAATTGCTATCTAGTTATAGAAATTTGATTTTAACGCTGTGACGGCTCGGAGATTTTGCGGACGGATATTTAACAATAAACACCTCGCCGCGCAATCGTAGCCCCGCCACGCCTGCCCACTAAATAGGTCGGTTTTCATGCACCTGCAAGAGATCGTCAGAACCGCGCCAATGGTGGCGCTTCGCACAGGTAACGATCCTTTTTTGTTCATGCGGGTTTGGGCGACAAATTGCGAAAGTCATCTAATATGCGCTAGCTCTCATTAAGGATGAATAATGTTGTACATAAAGCATATTCTAATGAAATAATATAGTTATATTGGTTATCATAATTTGCTTTGATTAATAAATGTTGAGAAAAAATGAAAGTTATAGATGATATTTGTTCCTCAATAACAGGAAATGCGAAGACAAGGATAAAAGATCCATTTATTGGTACATTTATATTTTCTTGGGTTTTATGTAATTGGCACTATTTATCTCTGCTTTTTTGGGGAGATGGAACCGTTCCAGAGCGTGTTAGTGCATTTTATCTATACCTTTCACGGACACCTATATGGGGATGGAATTATATTTTTTTTATTCCATTTTCTATTTCTTTATTTTACTTATTTGCTTTTCCATGGATATCTCTGATTATTAAGTATTGCCAGCATTGGGCTAATGAAAAATTACATTTTCAAGCTGTCAATTTCGAGCAAGTCGAAATATCTCAAAAAAAACAATTAAATAAAGATAAATTACTGGCAGATCCTAATAAGCAGTTTTTAGAGCAGTTAGTTCAGCATGATATTGATAAACGAAATGAAATAATAAAACATCTTAAACAGAGAACTATTCGCTTAGAAGCGAAGGCTTTGGAAGCAAAGGAAAAATGTAAAGAGCAAGAAGAAAAAACGAAAGAAGCTGAAAATAAGTCAAAAATATTAGATTTAGAACTAGAAAGAAAGAATAAAAAAGCTGAACAAGAAAGGGAACAGTTTGAATTAAATAGTGAAAAAATAAGAGCAGCTAAGGCTTCACATCGTTTCCCATCCGCATATTATTTGATATTAAAAATAGATGACAGTTTAAGAGAAGATAATATTAATCTTTCTATAAATACATTGGGAAATATTGTTGCAGTGCTTTTTGGCTATGAAAATTTTGAATCACTTTTAAATGATGATAGATTTAATAATGAAAATATAGATAAAGTTGAATATGTTTATTATGACGATAGCTTAGCTAAAATCCTTGAACAAATAGTGGAGGAAGACAATTCGGATAGTGAAAATTTCTCAGCTGATATACTATTTGATCACTTGCAAATATTGTTCGAAAATGCACCATTCAAACTAATCACAGGTGATAGCCTTGCAGAAAAATGTTTGGAAGAATTTGAAAGTAATCCATATTATGTTCTTGATCATAATGGAACATCTTCTGCGATAGCAGAATCTAATACCTACTTTGAAGATATTGATGATATTCACATAGTTGATTTTGATTTTGATTCTGACAATGGTTTTAGCATCGAATTATCAGCTACTGCTAGCGGTACGCACTATAAAGAACAAGATGTAAGTGGAAGAACTATGACTATTTCAATAATGATGAAGTGTGAGTTATTAGTGGGTAACTATGGACTAGGCTCGATTGAGGAAGACAGTGTTAGTGGATCTTTAGTCGATGATTGGGATGAATATGAAGACGAAGATTACAGCGCTGAGCCACGTCAGTTAAGTAATACTGAATTCTGAACAACGCCTAATATTTAACATTAAAACTATATCAATATTATCAGTTATGGTCTCAAAAAACTAATTGAGACCATGACATTATATTCAGAATTGCTTTATCAGTGAATCATAAGACTGAATATGTTTATCAACAGCACTAGCCAAGTCTTTACAGTTTTCAACCAATTCATTAATGCTATCAACTGTTATTAAAACAGGTTTTCCTTCTTTGTCATAACCAGCCCTATGTGCACAATCATGTCTTTTTTTGATTGCATCAAAAAGCCACGAAACATCCCCAAAATCATATGATAGTACTTCACGAAACATGGGCTTAATTTTTCTCATATCGTGATAGATAATGTCCTTCAAATAAGTAGCTACTGTTGATTTTATATTATTATGTTGAACATAAATTTCACTCATTGTGAATTTTCGTTTTCCAAATTCAGGGTCTGTTTCTATTAATTTTTTTGTCAAGCTATCAGAGTTTGTCACATGATATATGAAGGTTGAGGATAGAAATTGTTCAATTGCAGATATTATGTGAGTGTGTAACATGACTAAAAGACTAAATTGAATGTCTTTATCGATTTCGATTTCAAGAATTTTTTTGATTGTGAATAAGTGTTTATTTACAATCTCAAATTGGTCGGGATGTCCAATATCCCATTCAATTTCATCATCATAGTCATCTAATTCCCATGGAGCTAAGCTGACATATGAACCAGAGTCAAGTCTATCTATTTTGGCTAAAATTTCAGGGTCATTATCCCCATAGAAATTAACTATATAGCCATATAAAAAATCATCGCTACTAAGTTCTGAATCTATATCGTAAGTTAGTTGGTCAAGCTCATCTGTAGAAATACCAAGTAAGTCTGCTAATCGGCTATTAGCACGTTCGTTAATAACCATCGAATACCAGTAATCTTTTGTACTGCTCATTTTATTTATCCATTTTAGTTAATATTGCAAAAGGTAAATCAATCATACCGAATCAATGTGTATAAAAGTATAGGGAATATTTTTTAAAGTCCATGTTCAATACGAGCTACAAATTAATACTAGTTGATAATTTGAATAGTAAAGTATTATTTATTTTCTTATCTCAATTTATTAACCCTCATAAATATTTCTGCACACCGTTGCCTATGCTTCTCACTAATTGCCTTTCTCTGCACCTCCAACTCGCGCCTCTGCAGCTCTTTCCCATCCTCGTTTAAACCCAATCTCAATCTATCCCCATCAACCTTCATAAAATGCAATCCATCACTTACGCCTAAACCGTTAATGAACATGGTTTCAATCTGTGGAATATCGAAATTAATGCCGACTTCGTTGGCAAAATTGATAATTTCTGACTGAATTTCCTTATCGACCTCACTTACTTCAATGTTTGAAATCTGTCTTTGTTGATTTCCCTGTGATGTTTCGCTCTCAGCGGCGTTTTGAGCATCCGTTTCTATAAACGCGAAACCGTATTCCTTAATGTTGCATACTTCACCTGAGCCGTGCTCAGGCTCGTAAAATTGCACATCTGATAGATTGGATGTGATCCGCGATCTACAGTTATTGACAGGACTCCGAGTCGCTCCGCTGTCGCTCTTTAAAAGATTAAAATCAACGTCAACGGCACTTTTCTTGACGATTTGGTACTTTCTTTCACGAGTTTTAAGTACTGGTGCATCGGCTTTGAGTTGATGATAAATACCAACAACTTTTTGAACCTCTTCGCCGTAAACATTCACGTCACTAACTTCTCGGGCAACTCGTATTGTTTCTTCTCTTCGGCGAATACATGGACCACCTTGTGACATGATGTATTCATCAAATTTGCCTTGGTCGGCAGCAGCTCTAACACGTTCCGCAACATCCCCAAGTTTGTCAGCAATGGAAACACCACGAGGTAAGCGGCGGCATTCACGGTATGCGCCTTTAGATGGGAGCTTATAAAATTGAAATTGCGGAATACGCCATGTTGACGCCCACGCAGTAACCGCTGCCGCCATGCTTTTTAGGTCTTTGCCGGTTTCATGGTCTATCTCACCATCAAGGGCATACCCATCGATATTTTTAGCGATATATTTAGCGATGTAACCCACGGCACCGCCGCGGTTCATGTGCTTATACTCAAACCGGTATTTTTGTGCGCCAGCTTCGTTACCATCCTCTTTCAGGGCACGTTTACGCATAATATCAATGGCTTTTGCTCGGCTGGCCTTATCAACAAAAAGCAGCATATGCCAGTGAGGGGTGCCGTCATGATGCGGCTCGACAACACGAACACCATAAATATTGATATTGTTATCATTAAAAGCAGAACGAATGCGTGACCACACTTTGACTAAATATCGCTGTCCGTCTTTTGGTGTGTAGGCTTCATCTTTCCATTTATGGTTTAGTACGGCGTAATAATCATCTTTTCCGGTTTCTTTATTTTTCTCTTTACGTTGCTTCGTCGGGTGATACTTTGACGGGCACGTCAAAGTGATAAACATCCCGATATCACCGCGTTCTTTTGCCACGCGCTCAATCCCTGCCATTTGCGCCATTAATTCCATGCGGCGAATTTCAGGGTTTGACACACTGGCCATCACTTTATCGAACAGATCAAAACGTTCACCTGTTTCAACATCTTGAATATCCATACCCTGTAAATATTGCATGTTGGATAAACGCTGTGCTTGAACCGCGCGGATGGCTTGTTTGCTGGCGTATGGGTGGCGATTAATGCACACATCCATATTGGCAATCATGATTGCCTCAATCCATTGTGTTCTATGGGCTTTTAGCTTTCGGTGCCAGTAATCTGCATTTACAAGGCGAGAAATAGCTGCGATCACTTGGTGCGTGGTTAGGTTTTGCTTCCCTTTGCGGCGCTTTCGATTTTTTAAAGCTTTGAGATAACTTTGGTGATAAAGCGGCGTGACATGTAAATTTAGAGATAATTCAGCCAATGCCCCGTAAATTTGAGTTTGTGCTGAATCTTCATAGATAATTTCATGATCACCGCCGTTTTGCTCGGTTAGCTGGTCGCAATAGGCTTCATATAGAGTGAAAAAACCATTAGAAATGTGCTCTGCCAGTTTTTTGATTGGTTTGTCATAAAGGTCAAACAACCGGTTAAATTGACTGATTTCAGGTGTAAAGCGAGTTGAAAGTGTCAATAGTGCTTTCGTTTTTAATTCATATCGTGAATTAACCGCGGTGATACGAGGAAATATCCGCTTATAAAAATCAGAGCGTAAAAATTCATAAGCTTTATAGTGGCCTGACTCTTTAATGATGTATTCATAATGCTTTTGAATACGATAACGTAAAATACGCGGTAAAGTTTTAATTTCATCTAAAATCGCTTGCGCATGAATTTGTTGTTCATGGGTAAGGGATTTCTCAAGTGCGTCAATATCAGCTTTGTAGTAATTATTTTTTTCTGGCTTATTCCACGGATACGGAAAAGTCATATCCGCGGTATAAGTTAACGGTTGTTGCGTAAAATCTAATACCTTAGACATTTAGCGCACCACCCAAGGTTTCAGGTCGTAATGCGTTGATGGCCGTTTCACAACGGCGTGAAATGATATCAACTGTTTGGCGGTAAACATCTAATGATTTGATGCCTTTACCTTTAACGCGGCTAACATGATAAGAAGTTAATTCAATCGCCAGCATCCACGGATCAGAATGGCAACAAACCAACTCATAGCAACGAGCCATTTTATTGATTTGCAATAGTCGCCATTGAACCGCTTTTGAATCTTCGTCAACATGGCGCTGAATAGCAAAGGCTGTCCCGCTAATATATACACCGTCTTTAGGGTCGAGAATCATTAATTAACCCCCGCTAAAACAGCAATAATTTCTTTAGCTGGTGTACGCTTTCCTTTTTCTGCGATGCTGCGTGGGGCTTCGATTTCATGGATAGTAAAGCCTAGGTCAGCATAAAGCTCTTTTGCTTTTGGTGAGTTAGAAACGGTGATCGGATTACCTTGGATATCATTAATATCTTTTAGAGTAATTGCTAATGCTTCGTGGTCTGCATCAGAAAAGCCGGCGGTGTGATATTGAGTGAAGCTATCGCGGCCCCCCATATAGGGTGGATCACAATAAACACCATCACTGAAATCAACTAATGAAAGGGTATCTTGCCATTCAAGATTTAAAATTTTAGTTTTGGTGAGGTAAGCCTTATCACAAAAACTATCAATTTCATTTTTAGGAAAGTACGGTGCTTTGTATTGCCCAAATGGGACGTTGAACTTGCCTTGTTGGTTATAACGGCACAACCCGTTGAAGCAATGCCTATTTAAATAGAGGAATAAACTTGCTTGTCGAACTTGTGACATACTTGACTTAGGGCTATTAAACTCATTTCTAAGTTGGTAATAGTCAGAATCATTATTATTTTGATTGAAAAGTATTGAGGCTTCAAATATAACCCCATCAGGAACAAAGGCGAGTGCGTCATATAGATTAATTAAATCCGGGTTAGCGTCAGCAATTAAATACTGCTCATAGTCAGTATTCATCATTACAGCACATGAACCAGCAAACGGCTCAACTAACCGTTTTGCTTTAGGTAAATGAGGGCGTAATTGGTCCATAATTCGAACTTTAGAACCTGCCCATTTGAGGATGGTTTTATTTGATTTAGCCACGATAATTATCCTCAATTCGAATAACTGAAAATGAGATCATTACAAATGGAGGTAATGCCCTTAGCTCTGGGTAAACCTCGTTGACTTTTGTGATATCAGTGATGAGGCACGAGATAGCATTACCGGTGTAACTGGCATAAGGCTTATTGATTGAATTGAATTCACGTAAAAACAGTTCATCACCAACCTGAAAATCCCTATCGTCACGGCGAAATTCTGCTGTTTTCAAACCATCTTGAACGAGCTGAAAGTAATGAGGAGCTAGCTTGAGCTCATGTTTTCTTTTCATCGTCACACGCTCCGATAATGTTTACTTTTAAGCTCAAAAATAGTTTGGCAGTCAATACAGCGGATGCAGCCCTGTGATGCGATGCGGCGTTCTTCTGGAATCGGCTTGCCACAATCTTCACATTCGAAAGCTGAAACACTGACTAGGCGATTAGTAATGGTTTTTATTTGCTGTTCACGCATAAGCATTTCGTTCTCGCTAGCACGGTCAATTTCTTTAGACATGATCCAGCTCCGCGGCTAGGTTTGAGTAATGCTCAGATTCACCAACTAATAACTGGTGAATTTGTTCGTCATTTAATTTTTCATTGATTAACTTGCATGCAAGGGCATCAAGGCGAGATGAAAATTTGTCATACATGGTTTTGCGTTCATCTTCGCGAATTGCTCTAATACTGATAGCGACAGCGGAGTAATCGTGCTTACCGGTTGCAGTATCAACACCTATCAAAATTGGCTTTATCTCTTTATTTTTCATTATCCAACCCTCAGATTTAGAATGTAGGAATCCCTGACGCGCTAACGTCATTAATTTGTTTATTTACCTTAAATAGGCATGGCGATATGTTTAGGTAATAGCGCCGCGAGTGCTTTAATTTGGTTTATTGCTGAAATAATTGCTTGTTGTTCCTCTTTATTAAATTCATCGAAACCTAAATGATGTTGATTGCTTTTTATTTCCGCTAAATAAAAAATCATATTTAGCATCCGTACATCACTTAATCTCAAGTACTCAATAAATCCGGCTAGCTCTCTATTATCTGGATTTTGTTTATCACAATGAAATACAGATGTTCTTAACTTTGCGGCTTGATTTAGTCCATTGACTCGGCTTTCAAAGGTTGCCCCTTGGTTCTGATAAAGCTTGATATTCGCTTGGTGAGCGATTGCATCGATTGGCTTTACGCCTTGCTTTACGTTGCCTAGCAACTGGATTAACTGTTTAGTTTTCACTAATACAGCCGCGGAATTACCCATTATTTTTTATCTAATAGAAACTGAGAACAAATATAAAAAGAACAAAATACCACCAACCAATAATATTTTATCCATCAAGGTTAATTTGCGCTTTTTATTTCGCTTGTGTTCATTAGATGATGAACTCGTTAATTTATGTTTGTGTTGCTGAATTTGTAATTGAGTCATTTTATTAACCCTTTATTAGTGGATAGAATGGCAATTCATCGAGAATTACAAATAATGAATCTATGTATTTTTTTGCATCGCTCATTGAATCAAACAAACCAAATGAATCATCATTTCGTTGAACGTGATAGCGGGTTACTGGATTCATCGTTTTAGCCGGTAACTTAACGATTAGAAAGCCACGATATTTAAAACTGTGAGTTGATATCTGGATTAATTGATTAATCATTGAGGTTCACCTAATCCCAACCAGATTAACCAGCCGTCGCGTAGCTCTTTTGGCATTTTTTCACGCGCCATACGTAAGCCTTTATTCCAATCGGTTACGTCGATGTAATACTCACCGCGGGAATTATCTGGGTGCTTAACTTCTACATAAGGCAATTTCCCATCCTTACGCATATCAGACACAGCTTTGGGTGTTTTACCGATATAGCCGGCAAATTTTGTCTCAGTAACAAACTCTGAAGCAGTATTAGGAATTTCGATTTCTTTCGACATCTGATAACCTCTTATTCATGGGCGCCCTTTGGCGCTCTTTTGCGCCTAGTTGCGATGCTGGGTGATTTCTATTTATCGAAATAATATGGAGATATCGAAACAATGTCAATAAGTCAAGGTGGAAAATTAAAGCTAATCCGTAACTCAGAGCAGCTAACAAAGAGGGAAGTATCTGATATAACAGAGATTAATTACACCTCATATCATGGATATGAAACTGATAAAGCTAAGATGCCAATGGAGGCTGGTATAAAGCTGTTTAAACACCCACGATTTAGAAAATATAGAGATTGGTTCATGTTTGATGAGACCGATCCCGAAGCTGGTCAAATCGCACCGGCTCTCGCACACAATGGGCAAGAAACAACAACCTCATCCCGTTCAGAAAAGAAAACTGGTTAACAATACATCAAGATTTTTGCGAGTTTATTGATTCGCTAAGTCTTTCAGCCATTGGAGGGATTTCTTATGTCAATTAAGAAACTCGAAGATGGTCGATATGAAGTGGACATTAGACCTACTGGCCGCAATGGAAAGCGGATCAGAAGGAAGTTTAATAAAAAACATGAAGCTATTGCTTTTGAGCGTTACACCTTAGCAAATTACTCTGAAAAAGCTTGGAAGCCAAAACTAGCCGATAAAAGAAAGTTAAGCGAGCTGATATCACAATGGTGGGATCTGTTTGGCAAAAACGCTGTACATGGCATTAATCAGCGAAAAAAAGCAGAGCGAGTTTGCGATGGATTATCAGATCCGATTTCATCTCAGGTGACCATAGGTCGAGTTAATATCTACGCGGAAATAAGACAAGCAAAAGGAATTAAAGCATCAACGGTCAATAGGGAAATAACAGCGTTAAGGGGGATATATTCAGATCTTATCAAAACTAATCTTTATCATGGTAATCACCCATTAGCTGGTTTTCAGGGACTGAAAGAACAAGTGCCCGAAATGTCTTATCTAACTAATGAAGATATTAAATTATTTTTATCCAAGCTATCAGGTGACAACTACAACATAGCAGTTCTATGTTTAAGTACTGGAGCTAGATGGGGAGAGGCAATGAAATTAAAAAGAGAGCATGTAATTGAAAATAAGGTTCGGTTTACTTATACCAAAACAGGTAAAGCGAGGATTGTGCCTATATCGTCAGAAGTTGCAGACCTTATATGTAAAAATAAAAAAGGACTGCTATTTTCTGGTGTTAAATATTCTTTATTTCGCCAATTACTAAAAGAAGCCAAACCCTCATTACCTAAAGGACAAGCGGTACATTCTTTAAGACATACGTTTGCAACCCACTTTATGATGAACGGGGGTAGCATTATTACGCTTCAAAAAATATTAGGTCATGGTTCATTAATGCAAACCTTAACCTATGCTCATTTTGCTCCTGATTTTTTACAAGATGCCATCTCATATAATCCACTAAAAGGAAAAACAGTAATGTAAAAAATGTCCACACGTTGACCACACTATAGCGTGCTTTGGCGTTTTTAGGCGCTGTTATCCATATGTTTACTATATTGTTTTTATTGGATATATTGATTTTAAAGGCATGAAAAAGGCCAGCATTGCTGGCCTTTTTCATGCCCGTCATATTAGCTTTCATATTTCGCACCATAGCGTTGTTGGCTTCATAAGTTCATCCGAATCAAGTGCTTATGTACGCTCATCGGTAAAACTTATTTGCCGCCTAGCTATAGCACGAACTATATAGGCTAAAGAAACATGTTTTTAAAGCCAAAACACCAAAAGCTAAAAATGGTTCAAAAATTGCTTCTCAACAAAACCACCACTCTCACTTGTATTACCAGTAAAATTCCCTAAAAATTGTGTTAAAACAATAATTAACATTGTAATCATTCAAATTTGACCTATTTAGGATAAGGCAAATAAAGCCCTATTTATTGCCTTACTCTACGGATTGAATTCAAATCCAACACTGATAATGAGTACCTTTTATAAAGCTTGAAGGGTGATTCAGGTTGTGAGTGATTTGTATACTGCCGAAGGTGTGATCAATAAAAATAGCCTATGGGAGCGTTATTACCCTCTAATACGCCATGAAGCCCTGAAACTGCAAGTCAGACTACCTGCCAGTGTTGATATTGACGACTTAATTCAAGCGGGGGGCATTGGTTTATTGCATGCATTGGAACGTTTCGATGTTACCCAAGGGGCGTCGTTTGCCACCTATGCGGTGCAACGTATTCGAGGTTCGATGCTCGATGAGCTGCGTAGCCGTGATTGGGTGCCGCGCAGTGTGCGCCGCCAAGCGCGTGAAATGACCAAAGCTATTGGTGCGTTGGAGCAATCGTTAGGGCGCAGTGCTACCGAGCCGGAAATCGCCAAAGCACTGAATATCGACCTTGCGGAGTATCGTCAAGCATTATTAGATACGAATAATAGCCAGTTGTTTTCTTATGATGAGTGGCATGAGGTTCACGGGGAAAGCTGTGAGCCGCAAATGGATGAAGATGATGGCGGCAACCCATTGAGTTTGTTATTGGATTCCAGTTTACGCGACCAAATTGCAGCGGCTATTGAGCAATTGCCTGAGCGTGAGAAAATGGTGCTAACGCTGTATTACCAAGAAGAACTGAATTTGAAAGAGATTGGTGCGGTGTTGGATGTGGGGGAGTCTAGGGTGAGTCAACTTCATAGTCAGGCCGTGAAACGACTTCGTGGCCGCCTTAAGTGA